AAAATGCAATTTTCTAAGAAAAAACTCTTATCTTTAATTCAAGAAAATTTGAATGAAATGCCAATGGATTTTGATAGTCAGGATAGACCTGACCAAGGACTACAAGATGACTTAGCAGCGGGCGAAACTCCGTTGAAAAAAATACCTTTTCCTAAGACGGGGGACGAACCTAACAAGAATTTCCAAGAACTATTAGCTTCAGAAAGATATAGACAAGTTGTTGCTAAAATGAGACAATACACCGGCGCGAACACTCCTATGAGGGGTATGCAAGGTTTATCTCCTTTGATGCAACAAATGATGAGTGCACATAATCAAATCTTACAATTTGAACAAAATCACAGAAGAGAATTAGAGGAGTTATCTGTTGAGTTAGTAATGAAGGAATTAGGTATTCCTGAAGGATCGGTTCAATATGATGCACGTATTATCGGTATGGGTGAGTTTAACCCTGAAGACTTCAATCACGATGAGGAAGAACAAGGTGGTGAAGAAGAAGGTGGTGAAGAAGAAATGAATTTTGGTAATGAAATTGAAATCGTTAATGATTTAGAGAAACTTGACTTAGAAAAAGCAAAAAGAAGATTTATTAACACAATTATACAAGGTGCGTCTAAAAGAGGTCATTACATGTATCATTATGTTGAAGATAGAGTTAGACAAATTGTTGGTAACGATAGAATTATCGGTCTTTACGGCATTATGATGTCAGTAAATGATGCTTTATATTGGCAATTACCTAACGAAACTATGAAATCAATGGGACAATCTGGTGGTAATATTGCGGGTAGAGAAGATGTTGATAGACAAACAGACCCACCAACAGTTAAAGCGAGAGCGGTAAACTTTCCAGTTTTAATACACGAATTGATTAAAGGAACTTTGGAGTTAGTTGCAATACAAGGAAGACCAAGAGATGAAGAGGGTAATGAAGAAGATTTCACAGATATTGAAGGTTCGGAAGATACTCTTGAAAAAGAAATGTGGGATTTACGTTTAGGGCCAGCAATTTGGGACAGAATTAGATCAACATTCCCTGAAGATGTGTTAACAGATGAAACTAAAGGAATTATCCAATTAATGGTGTTCCAACATATTTTTAAGAAACCAGCAAAAGAATTTTTAGTATTCATGAAAGAAATTGTTTCTAAATCTGAAAACGGAAATCGTTTAATGGAAACATTGGTTCGTGCGATTGAAGAGGACATTAACAATTACGATTATGAACAAACGATGGCGGAATTTGATGAAGATTTAACTGACATCACAGATGAAACTGATAACGATGAATTAAAAGATTTTATATCGGGTATTCCTGGTATTTCATTATCCAACGATGACGAAGAAGACGATGATGATGACAGTCTATTTGATGAATTAGGTTTAGATAGACCTACGAAATAATACAAAGGTGGTTTACAATAACCACCTTTTTTTGTATTTATACATATATGAATAGTAGAGCAGAACAATTAATGGAGTATGCTAAGATCATAAAAGATACCCCATATGCACTTAGAACGTATTTACAAACATTCGATAATACACAGAAGAAATATGTCCCTATGGATTTGTTCGAAGATCAAATTCAATTGATTAAGGACTACGAAGAATATAACGAAAATATTACAAGAAAATATAGACAGGCAGGGGTTACCACTGTAACTGCCGCGTGGTTATCAAAAAAATTACAATTAGCGAAACCCGATAACCCTGAGAGAGTTCTACTTATTGCAAACAAACGAGATACGGCGGTGGAGATGGCAAATAAGGTTAGACATTTTTTAGAACAATGGCCTGATTGGTTAAATGTTGGGTTCTCACCTGATAAAAACTCAGAGAGTAGATTTAGATTAAATAATGGTTGTGAGGTTAAGGCGGTTGCAACATCTCCAGATGCCCTTCGTGGTTATACACCTACCATACTTGTATTTGATGAGGCAGCATATATTGAAGCGGGAGATGATTTTTGGGCAGCATCTATGGCGTCCCTATCAACAGGAGGTAAAATTATTCTTATTTCCACACCAAATGGTTACGACCCAATTTATTACGGTGTTTATGATCAAGCGTTACGGGGTATTAATGATTTTCATATAACAGATTTAAGATGGTTTAAAGACCCTCGTTATACCAAAGATTTACGTTGGATTAAATGTCAGGATATTTGTCACTATATGTTGAACAGAGAACAATATAATGACGATGAAGTTGTTTTATATGACTTTGATATGAAAGAGTATAATAAACTAATTGAGGATGGTTATAAACCATTTTCATCTTGGTTTGAGTCAATGTCAAAGAAATTTAAATACGATAGACGTAAAATTGCTCAGGAGTTGGAATGTGATTTCTTAGGTTCAGGAGATGGTGTCATTCCTGGTGATATTCAAGAAAATATCGCTAAGAACATGATTAGAGAACCTATTGAGAAATACATGCAAGCCACATTTTGGCAATGGAAAGAACCAATCATTGGTCATCGTTATATTATGGGTGTGGATGTTAGTAGAGGAGATAGTGAAGATTTTTCCGCAATATCAATCATAGATTTTGACGATAGAGAACAGGTTGCAGAATATATTGGTAAGATACCTCCTGACGACTTAGCCGCTGTCGCATACAAATGGGCCGTCTTATACGGTAATGCGTTTATTGTAACGGATATTACAGGTGGAATGGGAGTTGCAACATCGAGAAAGTTAACAGAACTAAATTACAAAAATGTTTACATTGAGGGTGTTAATACTCAAAACATTTGGGACTATAATGCTAAGGCCATGGATAAAATACCGGGTCTTAACTTTAATAACAAAAGAACTCAAATTGTTGCCGCATTTGAAGAACAACTTAGAAAAGGATTTATTGTTAGATCTGCAAGATTATTAAACGAACTTAATACGTTTGTTTATATGAACGGTAGACCTGATCACATGAAAGGATCTCACGATGATGCTATTATGGGTATGTCGATGGCGTTATATGCGGCGGATGTATCATTTAATTTATTACAAAAAAATGAAAATGCGAACAAAGCAATGTTAGATTCTTGGACTATGAGTGAAAGATCATATGAGACAAGTAAATCATTTTATTCATACGGTACTGCGTTTGATCAAATAGGTTCTATGGGGATGGATAATAATAATTTATATTATCAAGATAAAAATATGAATGTCAGTAAACAAACATATCAAGAGAATTCTTGGTTATTTGGTAGACGTAGATAATGTTTAGTTTATCATTATTTTAGTTTATATTATAAAGAAAAGTATTTATATAGAATGGCAAATCAAAATTTAACTGTATTTCAGAAATTAACAAAGATGTTTGGTTATCCGGGTAAACCTCAGGTAACACAGGCACCTTCATTTAATTTCAGTAAAGATGAATTATTAAAAACAGATAACAGAGAAGATTATGAGAAAGCAATGTTACAGGCTCAACAAAGTCAATACATTGCCGATAAGTGGACTAAGTTAGATCAATCTCTTTATAACCAATCGGTTTATTATGAACCAAATAGATTGGCTGCTTATTATGATTATGAAGCAATGGAGTTTACTCCTGAAATATCGGCGGCATTAGACATATACGCAGAAGAGTCTACTACAATGTCAGAAAAGGGTCAGATTTTAACGATCTATTCTGAATCAGATAGAATTAAAGAAATATTGGAAGATCTGTTTAATAACAGATTAGATGTTAATACTAACTTACAAATGTGGACAAGAGGTGTTTGTAAGTATGGTGATAACTTTGTTTATTTAAAGTTAGATCCTGAAAAGGGTATTGTTGGATGTCAACAATTACCAAATATTGAAATTGAAAGATTGGAAGGTGCTGCTGGTAAAACTACAACACAAAATAGAGATTTAAAAGTTCCATCAAGAGAATTACGTTTTCAATGGAAAAATAAAGATTTAGAATTTCAGGCATGGGAGATTGCACATTTTAGATTATTAGGTGATGATAGAAAACTTCCTTACGGAACTTCTATGTTAGATAAGATTAGAAGAATTTGGAAACAACTTTTACTTGCAGAAGATGCGATGTTAATTTACAGAACATCAAGAGCACCTGAGAGACGTGTATTTAAAGTGTTTGTTGGTAATATGGATGATAAGGATATTGAATCTTATGTACAACGTGTTGCGAATAAATTTAGAAGAGATCAAATTTCCGATCCAAAAAATGGTCAGGTTGATATGAGATATAATCAAATGGCTGTGGATCAGGATTATTTTATTCCTGTTCGTGACCCATCACAATCTAATCCAATTGAAACATTACCAGGAGCACAAAACTTAGGAGAGATTGCCGATATTGAATATATCCAAAAGAAAATGTTGGCAGCTTTACGTATTCCTAAAGCTTTCTTAGGATTTGAAGAAGTTGTAGGTGAAGGTAAAAGTTTAGCGTTAATGGATATTCGTTTTGCTAGAACAATTAACAGAATTCAAAAATCTGTTATTCAAGAATTAAACAAAATTGCATTAATCCAATTATACCTTTTAGGTATGGAAGATGAGTTGAATAACTTTACATTATCCTTAACTAACCCATCAGCACAATCTGATTTATTACGTATTGAACAATGGAAAGAAAAAGTAACCCTTTATAAAGATGCGACGTCGGATCAGTCTCAAGTAGGTATCTTGCCAGTATCACATACATGGGCTAAGAAAAACATTCTTGGATTTAGTGATTCTGAAGTTATGTTGGATTTACAACAACAACGTTTAGAACGTGCATTAGGATTTGAATTGACAAACACTCAAAATGTAATTAAACGTTCAGGTGTATTTGATGAAGTAGATGCTAAGTATGGTATTCCAGAAGAAGATAGAGAAAAGGCAATGGAAGCCGCAGGTGGGGCTGAAGGCGGAATGGATATGGGTGGTGGAGGAATGGATATGGGAGGTGGTGCACCACCGCCATCAGGTGGAGGAGGAGAAGCACCATTAAGTGAATCAACATTACAAAAAAAATCTAAAAAATCTAAGATTTTAAGTATGTTGGGTGAAGAAAAAGAAGATTTTAATATTCTGTTTGATATGGAAAGAGCACAACAGAATATTTATGAAATAGAGACGAAAATAAATGATATGTTAAACGATTAAAAATGAACAATTTCGGAATTATTAAAACCAAATTATTAAATAAATTAACTGAATCTTACGCTAATGAAAATAAAGCTGAGATTAAAAATATATTAACCACAATTAAAGAAAACAAAGATTTTAAAGAAATGTATTTGTTTTATGAAGAAATTGAAGGTAAGCACATTTCAGATAAAGAAACTGCAAAGTTGTATGTTGAGGGTTTAAGTACAATCTTAATTCAAAGTAATGAAAATTTAAAGACGTTCTGTGAATCATTAGATAAAACTTTAGATAATAATGAAGTTGTTTCAAATGAATTATATCAAGCGTTAGACACTTTAACTGAAAGTGATAAACTAAGTAATATTGAAAAGAAAGTTATTGCTAAGAAAAAATTAGTAGAACACTTAACAACTAAGAAAGAAATTACTGAATCAAAAGATACAACATTAGTACCAAACGAAACATTATTAAATGCTGTATTGGCAAATAATTTTAATGTTTTATATTCTAACACATTATCTGAATCACAAAAAGAAGAATTAAAGAATATTCTTTCTATTCCTTATGAAGATTTATTAACAAAAACAAGTGAATTAAAAGAATCAATTAATAATCAAGTATCAACACTTTTAAGTGAATCAAATGAAACAGATTTAATAAATAAATTAAAAGCTGTTAAAGATGAAGTAAATCAAATGTTTCCGTCGAGATACAATTACTACAGATTAAACGAATTAAAAAATGGACTTAACTAAGTCCATTTCTTTTTTGTTGTATATAAACCGCTTTTAATTTTTGAGTTCTTTTCTTAACTGATGGTTTAACAAATACTTGTCTATCCCTTAATTGTTGAACTTGTTTTACTTTTTGAACTTTATGTTTGTAAGTTCTAAGTGCAGTCTCAATACTTTTTTCTTTTGATAGGTCTACTATAATCATATATTATAAATATAACACAAATATATGAAATTATTTTTGGTTATTCCAACTATTTTATTTATTTTTTATAAACACCATAATAAATAATAATATGAAATATTAATGAAAACAGGTAAGTATATCCCATTAGGGACTTACAATGATGTAAAGATCGGTTATGGTACCGTAGATTTTAAGAATCTTAAAACCATTTATTTGAAATTGAATTCATGGGTTCAGGCTGAAAATGAGACTGATGATTTTGATCATATGATCCATAAATCAAGACGAAAAGTTAAAGAAATAATTTATAATCTTAAAAATCCTTATTTTAAACAACAATCTATTGTTGATTTAGATATTAGAACAAAGGGAATTAAATTAGAAAAAAGATCTTTTATGAACTTGGAAATCACATTATATGTTGATAAACAGTTCGATGTTAAATCAAAAGAAATTAAAAATAACGTAAAAGATATTTTGTCAATTGTAATAGAAGACGGACTTTCTGATAAAAATCTATTCAATTTCTACAAATCCAAAAAATAATAGGGATATCGATGTATTTATAGTAATAAAATCTATAAATGAAGATATTAGGACCCAAAGAACTTGGAACAGGAATTTTAATAGAATACGACGCAGGACACGTATCTCCAGACGAGAATAAAAAAATTATACAGGAAATGAAAGGTGTGGACTTCTCAGAAGACCTAATCCTTTATGCTGTTTTACAAAAATTCGATACTCCAAATAAGAACGGAAGGATTTATCCTGAAATGTTACTTAAGAGAGAAAACGAAAAATATCAAACACTAATTAAGAAGGGAGGAGCTTTAAATGAATTAAATCACCCTTCATCTTCACTAATCGATTTAGATCGAGTATCACATTCAATTTTAGAAACTTGGTGGGACGGTAAAAT